GCGGTGAAGCGCCGCCAGAAACACGCACCGGTGGTGGAGAAACCCCAGGCGCAAGGCCGGGTGGATGGACAAACGATCATGTGAATAAGTTTCAATCGCTTATTCATCAATAAAATGAATGGCCGATACAGATTACAATCCGTTTGCCGGGATAGAGCCTGCCAGGCCGCGTCAAGTTCAGGTCGAACCTCGTAATATTCCACAGCGTTACAACAACCCTGGCAACCTGCGCGACCCCGTGACAAAGCAGTTCAAATACTTCAACACCACACAAGAAGGTTGGCGCGCACTTCGTGAAGATTTATCAGCAAAGATGACCGGTAAGACCAAAACCGGCCTGACGCCGAATAGCACACTCTATGAATTCGCCCAAATCTATGCACCTGACAAGGATAGGAATGACCCGAAAGCTTACGCAGAATTCATCGCTGGCGAATTGAAAGTCAAGACCGATACTCCGATCGGCCGCCTCGGTGACAAGGTGGACCAGTTTGCCAAAGTAGTTGCAACCAAAGAGGGCTTTTTTGATCGCCCAAGGACGGCGGCAAGGCCGGCGAAGGTAGCGGCTAAGCCAAGCGCAGAATACAATCCATTCGACGAATCTTCGGTACCACAGCAAGAAGAAGCCAAGCCCGAGAAACCACGCGAACCGCAAAACTTCTGGACGACTTCGGTATTCCGACCGGTTGGCAGTGAATCATTCAAAGAAACCTCGGACAAGTATCTGACGGCCCTGAGAGAACAACTGCCGGAATCATTGCGCGGCAACTACGCCGTGGGCCTCGCAGAAGAAGCTGCCAAGCTGCCGGCCGAGATGTTCGAATTCATCACGTCGCCAGCCGGGATTGCTCTAGCCGCAATCAACGGGAGCCGGTACACGGCGATTGGAAAATACACGGCACCAGTGGCGGCTGCAGTAGATGTTGGCTTCGGTCTGCAACAAGGAGCACAAGCGATAACGGGCGGCGTGCAGATTGCCATGGGGGATCACTCTCCCGCACGTGTCGTAGAAACAATTTCGGCTGCCGCGTTTGGCGCCGCTGGTGTTACTGCGGGCAAGAAAGTCTGGGGAAAAACCTCAACTTATGGTCCCGACCTCACGGAACGCACCGAGAGGAAACAGCAGATCATCGCCGAGACGGATCTAAGCAAAATCAAGGACGATCCCAACCGAGCTATTTCTAAGTTCCTGACCATGGCTCCGGAAACTCGCGGCGAAAAGATTCGTGCTTGGATCTATCAAAATGGGCCGCGCAGCGTGGCGGCAATGGCTAATATCCGAAGGACACAACTCGGCGAAATCGCCATGGATGTGCAACGTGATCGCCTGGAGTATCTCAAGGTAGCAGAGCAAAACCGAAATTACACGGCAGCCCAGCTCCGTCGAATCGTTCCGGCAGATGAATTAAAGATCGATAAGATGGGCTATGCCATCCAGGGCAGTATTTCAGAGAGCGAGCTCTCGCCGGCGGCTAGGAAGGGTTTAGGCATACATCGCGAATTCCAGCGCAATGAAGTCGCGAGACTTAAGGAAGCGCACGGGGAAGAAATCGAGCTCCAGGATGCTGATGCCTACATCAACCAAGCTTGGGACATGGATGATTTGGCAAGGCAAGTTGCTGGGCGAAAAGGCCGTCCCGTAGATCAGGACTGGGTGACAAGATCGGCCACGAGGGGCATTCTGCGTGATCGCAACCTGACCAGGCGTGTCATCCCGGACTATAGAACCGGCATGGAAGAAGGCATCGAGATCGATGGCGAGAACTACAAGTTGAAACCGCGTTATGACAACATCGTTGACGTCATGAAAGCGCGGGATGAAGTACTTTCGAATGCGATCGCCAACAAACGTCTCGCCGATGTAGTGCGCTCGATGGCTGGCATTTTGAGCGAGGATGAAGCAGAGCAGTTGGGTGTTCGGTCGTTCTACAAGAAAGCGCCAGAAGCAACCGCGTTATACAAAGCAACCTACGCCGGAACGACCAAGGCTGGAGAGGTTATCAGGGAACGCCGTCCCATTTACGTGCACCCCGATTTAGAGATGCTTGTGAAGGCGGTTTTTGACAAGCCTTATACCACGGGTAAACCATGGTTAATTCGACTGGAACGTGCCCGCAGCGGGCAGAAACGGATGGCATTCAATCTCTCATTCTTTCACCCAGGTGCTATCAGTGAGCAGGCTCAGGCAGCAAACGTATTTGCACAGAGCCCATTGAAGACTATCGGGCAATTCTGGTTTCTGAACCCGGAGTATCGTAAGGGCTGGGCGAACTCACTGTGGCGAGTCGCGCATAAGGAAGGAGTGCCACCATACGATCCGCCGGCGCTGCGACCGGACATGCAAGGTCCATTTTTAGAGATGGTCGAACATGGTGTGCAGCTCATGACTCGTGGCCAGAGAGAAGCTGTGCTCGGATGGATCAAAGACAAAAGTCCAGAAATGGCACATGGGTCGCTACAGAAAGCTGCGCAGATCGCACACATTACCGAAGAGCCCCTGTGGGATTTCTATAATCAATCCGTACAAGTGGCAACCTGGAATAATTTGGTTGACGCTGAATTGAAGGCACTTGAGAAGCGAAATCCGAATCCGACAGCCCTGCAAATCAAAGAAGTCAAGCGCACCGTGGCTGACTTCATAAACAATGCCTATGGTTCCATCAACATGGAGGCACTCCTCATGGACCCGCGGGCGCGATACTGGACGCAGATGTTGGTCTTGGCGCCATCTTGGACAATGTCCAACCTTCGCACGCCGTTGATGATTTTTGAGAATGCCACAGGCACTCGTCTGGCGAGCAGGTGGGCTATGGGTGCAGCCTTCACTTGGTTTTTGACGTTGCAAACCATGAACTATGCCATGACGAAATGGTACAACGCCCCCGATAAGAATGGAAAGACGGGCGGACATTTCACATGGGACAACCCAGGGCCGCCGATGACTTCCCTCGGGCAGGTCGGTATGCGTGCGGTCCCGAACGTGAATGCCCTCCGGATTTATGTTGGCAAAAACGCAGAGAGTGGCGCTGAAGAGTACATCACGCTGGGGAAGAATTTCGTTGAACCGGCCAAGTTATTCATCGATCCAGCACGTTATTTGGGGTCGAAGTCCGGCAGTATTATTGAGCAGGCCGCTGTGCAGGCTACCGGCTATGCTCCTGGAACCGGCTACAAAGAGATCGACACCAGCCATGGCTCCTGGAATAGAAAGTCGCTAGTGCAGCGTATTGCTGCGCTCACGGGCATCTACATCCCAATTTCGCTGCGGCCGGTGCTGCAATCCGGTGAACACGCGCTGGCGCCAGGAATCTTTCCGAAGCCAAACCTGTCGGCGAGCCCGCTTGGTTACCCGATTGGACATGGAGCGACAAAACCCCAGCTTGTTGCCGCACTTAAACTTGCTATGGAGGCTGGTGACCAAGAAGTGATTCAGCAATTGGCCGTGGTCGCGCGCATGAACAACATCCCATTCAAGGGTGCAAACTCGGTTTGGCAGCAATATCGACGGGAAGAAACGGCAGAACGTAAACAAATTGGTGGGCATCACGTTACGTCTGGCGCATTTGGCGGTAATCTTGGTGGTGAAGAGCCGCCAGCCGCCAGAGAGGTAAACCCGTTCGAGTAAGGTGATCTTTATGCCCGATATGACGGTCAGCAAATACGTTAAAGCGTTCACTTCGGTGCTCGCGGATCCAGATCCAAAGTTCGACAAATACCGTGAGTTTGCTACGCAAATTGAAAATGACCCCAAATACAAGAACGGCATCAGTGCCAATGATTTCGCACTGATGCTCCAAGCGCAGTTCCCGAAATCTGATGTCCATATCACCGATTTGAAAGTCCCCAGCGCCCCCAGCGCCGGCGGTGGCGATTATTTGTCGGCATTGAAGCGCGGTTTTCATGAAGGCTCACAGGCCCTGGACGTGGCATACGCCAACCTTGCCGGCCTCGGTTCTGCCGGGCTGGAAGGCATCTCCAGATTGCCAGTTCCTGGGATGCAAAGAGTCGCCCCGGAGCAGGACCCGCTGCGGACGGGTGAAAAATATCTCCGCGGCTTGGCACAGCGTGAAGGCGCACGCGCACAGGCTATTCCGGAATCTCGCGGTGTTGGACCAAATATTGCCGAGGCGATTCCAGAAACAGCCGGGTCTCTTGTCCCGGCTTTAATTGGGGCTGAAGCCGGCGGGCTACCAGGCATGGCCACGGCGGCCGGTGTGCAATCGGCGGAGCAGGGGCCACTGCCCGCCGGAGCGGCGATGCTGGCGACCGAGATGGTGGGTAAAACCGTGCCGGGGGTGGAACGGCGGGCAGCTAAAATCATTGGTGAACCAGCCGCGCGTTGGGCGGTCCCGGCGGCTTATGGCGCCGCGGCCGGTGGTGGAAGCTATCTCCGCGGCGCCTCACCAGAAAAAGCTCTAGCGCAGGGCCTTGTCACCGGCGGTATGGCCGCTACGCAAACTAGCCGTGGCGAACCAAAAGCTAAGACGACCGAAACTGCTGCGCCGAAAGGTGAATCTCCACCGGCGGCCCGCGAGCCAGGCCAGATTGATCGTACCGATTGGCCGGCTGATGTTCGTTCACTGCCAAAAGAACAACTCGAGGGTGCCTATCGGGCGGCTTACCACAAAACGCAGGAACTCCAGCCAAGGATGGATTTGGCGGATACCGCCTTAAGTGAGGCTCGTGCACGGCTGAAGAGCTATGAGGCCGAAAAGGACAAGCTGGATTTCAGTCCAACTCCGACATCAACCAAGGAATCCACAAGGATCGATAAGGATATTGCCGAGCAGAAAGATCACATCAAAAAACTTGAAGAACGGCACCGCGTACTAAGCGCGGAGTATCGTAGATGGTCCAGCGCTTTCGGGGAGGCTCGCGATCGTGCCCAATTTGAAAAGGCACCATGGTATTACGCGCAACCGCCGGCCGTCAGGGAAGAAGTTGGAGCGCCACAACAAAAGGCACTCGTGCGACAACAACCAACCGAAGTCGCTAAACAGCAACCGCCGATAAACGTACCACCGCAATACGGGGCAGAGCAATCTGGGCCTATCCGACAGCCGGGCACAGTGCTCGCCGGAGAACTCGCCGCTGCGCCAGTGGCTCGTGCGCCGTACCGGCAGCCAGGCCAGCCGCAAGCCCGTGTCGGCGCCGGGCAGGAGCCGGCCCAACTGCCGCCGGGCACTCAACCATTTGAGATGATGGGCGCTCAGCCGCCAATGCCACGTGGTCGCAGAATCGAAGCTGGCGAACCAACAAGCGTGCGTGAGGCGATTGCAGAAAAACCGAAGGCGTCTGTCGAAAAACGTGAGGCGTCCGTAGGCAAACTAGCACCTAAAAAGGCCGCGGAGCCGCCAAAAGCCAGAGTCGCCAAGACAGCAGAACCACCGAAGGCGCGCCGTGAAGCCAAAGCCGCCACGAAGGCCGCGGAGCCGCGCAGTTTGACTGCTGGTACGCACTACGTGGTCAAGGACACCAACCCGGATCTCGGCCTGTACAAGGGCGAAACCGTGATCTACCGCGGCCCATACGGCGGCAAGTACGGTTTCGACGTCATCGACCCGGACACCGGCCAAAAGAGTCTGATGCAGATTGAAGCTTCGACGCCCATGAAGGACATCCTGGACAATCTCGAAGAGCCAGGCGAAAAAAAAAAGAGACCAGGTGACAAACACCTCGGAGACTCCCCGCAGGCGGTAAAGGCGAAGGCTGAAGAACAGCCCAGTATTCTGGGCGAGATTAAAAACAAGATCGGCGAATGGCTTGGGCCGAACGTACCACGCGAGGAAGCAACCGGCGAGAAAGTGCCCCAAGGTGAAGGCGATTACAGCGTGGCGTATTCGCGTGCCACACGTCGGCCGATTATCATGGCCCATTCCAAAGAGGAAATGGACAAGCTCGCGGGAGGCGACTACGGCGCCACGTTCCTGAAACCTGGCGACGTCGGGGTAGGCGGTGGGCCGCTCGCTCAGGTGGTCCGCAAATCGCTCCGTGAAGGCCCGGTCTCTGTAGTCGGTCCGGATGTGGCAGCGCCAATGGAGCCGGCAACACCCGGCAAAATGCAAGGCACGGTGCAGCACGAGGTCATCCACCAGATGCTCGGTGAAACCAAGGTGCCCACGGAAAAGTTCCTGTCAGCGCTGCCGCCGGATATCGCGGAGCCCATGCGCGCGCATCTGACCAAGAATTTTCCGAAGTCGAAGTGGGGCGAGGAAATCCCCGCGCACCTCGGCGCTTCGGGCGTGGTGGCGCCAGGCTCGGATCCGCGTGTCAACCAGGCGGAAACGATCGGCCTCTCGCCGGAACAGGCGCAAAAGGCATGGAAGGTCTATTTGTCACTATTAGCCAAGCAGGATCCCAAGAAAGCGGCTAAACTGAAAGCGCACATGGGTGCGGACACGGATGCGACGCCGCCGGCGTCAAGGAAATAAAAGTACTCCTATATAGGAGTGAAAAAGGAGAAAGCGATGAAATCACTGGTGCTTCTTGTACTCATTGCCGGCTTGGCTGCGGCGCAAACGGCTACCGTTACCGGCACGGCCACGATTAACGGTTCGCCGGAATCCGCCAATGTCACACTGACGATTCTGCCGAAGTCCACCGTCTCGATTGCATTACCCACGAGCGCAACGAATACGACGGCGGGCTCAACGGTGAACCTGGTGATCGTGATGACGACCACCAGAATGCAGCCTGCGGCTCTGCAGTTCTCGGTGAGCGGACCATCGACAACCTTCAGCAGTTTGACCGTCACGGCAGGCGCCGGAGCCACAGCGGCCGGCAAAAGCATCACGTGCGCCGCGCCGACCACGCCGGTAGCTGGGACCGTCCAGCAAAACTGTGTTCTGGCTGGAGTTAACACTACGACGATTCCGACCGGAGCCCAGATCGCGACCGTAGCCGCAGTGGTGTTGGCAACGGCGCCGGCGGGCACCGTCAGTGTGACACTTTCCGCCTTGACCGTGTCAAATGTCTTCGGGTACGGTATGGTCTCAACCATCTCCACTGCCACCGCCTCGGTGGTAGTCTCGCCAACCATGGCCTTGAACTGCGCGCCGGATACCAACTCTGTGCCGAATGCGCTGGCAAACCAACTTGAACCTGGGGAGCAGTTGACCTGCAGCGTAACGCTTAGCGCGCCAGTGACGGCCGCAACGACCGTTACATTGAGCTCGAGCGCGACGCTCGATCCTGGCGCCACGGTGCCGGCTTCGGTGTCGATCGCCAGCGGTGCTACCAGCCAGACCTTCACAGCAACGGGAATTTAAGGAGGTACAAGATGCCTTCCAGCCAAGTGATGCACGAGTGGAAAGCGGGTCGGCTTCACAGTGGCCGTGGCAAGAAGACGGCCAGTGGCCGCAGGAAAAAAGGTCCGATCGTCAAGAAGCGGAATCAGGCTATTGCGATCAAGATGTCGATGGAGCGCAAGGAAAAGAAAGCCCGCAAAAAGACCCGCCGGTGATATACTGGCCGCAAGTAGTACCCAATCTGTTAGGGAGTGGGCAGGCAGGTCGTGAGATATTCCTGCCCACGTGCCGGGTAGTGGCTACTGATGCGTTGGTTAAATATGCACTTGGCCGCGTGACTGCTCCGACCGAACCTCTGGACTTCCGCATAAAGATTCACGTACAATTGCATCGTAGCAAATTTGGCAACGAAATTTTCATCGAGTGGTTTCATCGCTCGTAATTTGTTGCAAGCAAATACAATGAGTACGTTGTTATTGCAATTTCACTTGCGTTTTCTGTACCATCAGTTTGTACGTGCTGCGTTTTTCGGTAAGCCGTAAAAACGGCGACCATTTTGGCGACATTGAAAAAGGCCCTCACCAGTTTTGAGGCCAGTGGGGGCAGGGTGTTATCCAGACCAGAACCACAGCAGCTACGCCGGGCCTGATCTGGATAATCAGGAGGGCAACGAGTTGCATCGTTGCTTCTCCATTCTCCGAGGGTATATTTCAGGGCTGCAACCCTGAGTCACCTCGGGAATTGGTGCGGTGGGGGTGGGAGTTGCACCCACAAATCCCCCCTTAGGAGATTACGGTTTAAAAGACCGTTCGGCTAGCTGATTGCCATCCCCACCGTTGCTCTAAAGATTCTCACAAAAAACGCTAAACACGGCAATACCGCTCCCTGGGTCAGCTTTTTTTGCGCTCGTGCTTCCTGTGTTCAGCCCATTGCTGAATGAATACCTTGTGGTCCGGGGTGACGCATGTGCCCTTGTAGTCGTTATCAAACGCGGAAGGCATGGCCGCCCGAAGAGATGCCGTAAGATTGGGTGCCGGTTCTGTTCTGAGCAAGACCAGATTTTCTAAGGCTTCCGCCTCAGCTTGGCCGAGAGAGTCGAGCCATCGTTTCATCTTTACTTTGTAGCGTTTGCGCTTCCACCAACCCATACACCAGGCTGTGATTCTCCCTGTAAGGTCAACGAAAATAAGGAATAGAACCAGCACCTCGATGACGAGCATCCATTCATCGACTGGTCTGGTATCAGGGCCTAGTATGTGCCGCAGGGTGTCCAGCATAATCAGCAAGACAACCAGCAGTCTAGCAAGGCTAGGCCATTTTGGGGCAGACCAACGCATCAGTAGCCACTACCACGTGCCGCACGTCAAATTCGGTTCTCACCAAACTTCCGCTTGAGTTTATCCTCAGCCGCGCGCATCATTCGCTCACGGCGCTCTCTCTGGTTAAGCCGCTTGGCAACACGAGCTTGCTGGCGAGTCATGTAGCCTTCCACTTCAGCGTGCACCTTGTCTCGCCGCTTTTTACGCATGGTAGAAACGGACACCGTCGAGCTGCACCGTCATCTTGTCTACAGCGAACCAGGGATCTCGAGCACGCACTGCGTCGAGCTGATCGAGCGGTTCGGATTCCCAATAGACAGCGCCGCCCGTGGTATCGGTTGTGACCTGTGCCGGGATCTGTTCGATCTCCTGCCAGGCAGCCCAGTCTTCTGGAATCCCGTCATTAGCGAACACGGCATCGGTGCTCCCTGGATTGAACGAGGAGACCTGTTCCGGTTGGAGAATGCAGCGCACTAGCGTGGGGCGAAAAGGAGCCATCCCAACCCGGTTGTGCAGCGCCCACCAAATGCCGATACGCGCGGCCTGGGATTGGCCGCGAGCTTCCCGGAAGATTGCAATCAAACACAGCCACACTTCGTAAGTGAAAGTCATTTATTGGTCCTCCAAAACAATTCTGGTTTCCCATTCGTCCACGGTGAGCATTGCGGGATAGATAGTAATCGTGTGGTTGCAACTCGAGATACTGTCGTTTTCCAACACGCCATAGCGCACGAGTAAGTCCAAGACCGTTGAGACGATATTGTCGCGGTCGACGTTGACGCGCGCGACTTTAAAATAGAACTCTATTTTCGGGTGCCTCAGCTTCAAATCGCGCATGTCGCCGGGGATCTGAAGGCCAGCCCGATCCATGGCATCCTTCACCGCAGATTTGGTGCGGATGCCCATGTACGTGGAACCAGCGACGCCTTTCTTGGTGTCTTTCTTCCGCTTGCGTAGTGTCGCCACTTTCTCATTTTTGTGGCTTGGCAGTTCGCCGAAAAGTGTGAGTTCGTATTTCATTTGGTTGACCTGTATGGGATCACTCGAAGAGGCCCAGCACCATCAAAAATGCTACGGCATGTGAAGCATATGTGCAGCAAAGGCTGGGCACCCGGCCCCTGCACTGGCCCCTTCTCGAAATCTTGCGCGAAATACGTATCTGGGCCAAGGTTGTAGGTCGTCGATCCGCACTTGGCGCATGGGAAGTACTCCTGCAGCACGTACTTCATAGCCGGTTCTCGCGATGACGTTTGCGGTGGCAAGCCCCGCAGAGCCCATCGATGTTCCCGCGATCGCGCCGGCCTCGAGACCTCGGGATCACGTGATGTCCGTGCATTGCCGCTCGCGTAACCGGCTTCCCACAGTCTTTGCAGCGGCCGCCCTGCTCAGCCCAGACACGGTCTTTCTCGATCTTGTAGCACTCTTCGATCAACATCTTGAGCGTGACTTTCTCACCTTCGCTGCTGCCTGTGGTGACAAGTGACTTCCCCTCGTCGGTGTAGGCGCAGAATACCGAGATGGTTTCGCCGATATTGGAGAGCCGCTCAATCCGGTATCCGCAGATCTTCTCAGCTTGAGCTATCGTCATTGTGTTTCATGGGTTGGCGAAATTTTGTCGCGTGGGGACAATCCGCGTAATGGCTCACGCCGTCTGCGGTGATGGGGTTCAGCTTGCCGGACTTCATTCGGACAAACCAGATGGTGCGGCCGCAGGCGGTGCAACTGGCCCGGTTGGTGATCATGTCCAAGAGCTTGACGATGTTTGTCCCCAGCTCGCTGGCGGTCAGCGCGCTCGCCATCATGCCACCACTTCGTCGACCACAGCCATAGGCCGCGGGCTCACCGGTCCCTTGAAGGGCACAAGCCGGCGGGTACGCTTCCCGGAGTTGATGTGATTGATCCAGTACTGGTAAAGCAATAACTGCGACTTGCCGCTCGCGGCCACGAGGTGTGCGATCCCAGCGTCAGTGATCGGGAAGTGTGCCATCTTTATCCTGACACTGCGATCGATGCTAAGTTTCGTGCCGTCCCAGAAATTCCGGTGGTCTGAAATGACCGACGCCAACACGACCAGAAACCCTTGCCGCAAAAATGGTGCCGATTCTTTGAATGCCAACGTGCGAACATGCCAGCATTCATCGACCAAGTCGAAGAAACACTTGACATTCTCGCGCATGATATTGCGGCCGACGTTGTTCATAGTCTTCTGCATCGACGGCATGCGTGACGTCAAGTTGCCGGCCTTGCCTGGCCCGAATTGGCCGTGTAGTCTGGCGGAGACGCCAACGAACACATTCTCCGTTAGTAAGTGATGCCGTTGCATCGCTTGGCCCCATGATACCCGGTCGTAAAGTACGAAGCTGCTGTCCATGGTCAGGTTATACAGCATCTCGAGTACGGTGTATTCGTGGCGGAAGTTGCGCAATAGGATGTTGGGCGACAGCTTTGCCGCGGTCGTGTTGAGCATCCGGAAGCGCTGCATTTCGCTTTTCTCGTCGGTGTTGAAGTGCACGATGGCGCCCAGGCGGGGGATGAATTCGCCGCCGCGCGCGAGTTCCTTCGCCGCGGTGACTCGCTGCAAGCCGTCGATAATGTAGACGTCATCATGCAAGTACACCTCGCCTTCACGCTCGGTGTAGTTGCCGCCACGCATCCCGAGATCGATATCCGGGACGGTTTTGTCCTTCACCGCAAGCATGAGGTCTTTGATTTTGACTTTCGTTAATATTTCCCGCTGATAGTCGCCAACTTTCAGCAGAAATAGCGAGTCCGGATCGATGACACCACGTAGAATGATGTCTTTCGTTTCAGTTTCATCCAGAGCCGCGTTGGTGAATTTCACCGATTCGCGCATGTTTCACCTCCGTTTTACTTCAATCTCAACAGCCGATCAATCTCCGCAGCGATGAGAGCACCCGCCTTCACGAGCATTCGGATCCGCTCGGCGTTCGGGCAGCGGTCTGCCGGAATTAATACGTTGCCATTGTACTCTCGTTTATCCCAGTGGTAATCCCAGGGCCAAGGGTCACCGAAACAGATGCCACCGGGCTCGCTGTCATCCTTGTAGTAAATGTTAGCTGGCGCCGCGTAGCACACAGCAGCCCAAGCCAACTCAGCCCGAACGTGGCCATCATCATGCTCAGCGCTCCAACCCTCTTCAGTGACTTGTCGCTCGCGTTCTTGCGCAATTAACTCCACTCCTGTCGCCATGGGCTTACCCCCTTCAACTCAAATCCACACCGTACTGGCCGGCCCACTCCTCCATCAGGTGCATCAAGATCTGGCCGGCGTCGTGCGTCTCGCAGCGTTCGATCGTGCCGGCGTCCTCTTTCAACTTACGCCACATGTGCGCCACTTCGCGCGTGGTCGTGATCGTGATCACCACGGTGGTCGCCTCGCCTTTCGAGATGAGATTCCGCTCTTCCGCCCACGCTTCTAGATCTTTTTTGGTCATTACTTCCGCGCGGGCCAGATGCTGCTCGACGTCGGTTTTGGTTTCGTCGGTGAACTTCTGCAGCAACTTCAGATTTGCCCGGCCGATCTTGTCGTACCGTGCCGGCGTGATCGATGGGAAGCTTTGAGCGATCAGCAGCGCATCGTAGACCGAACTTGAGCTCTTCCCCAGGCGCGGCTTGACCCAGTCTTCGATGAACTGCGTGAAGCTCTTGAACCCCCACTCCCGATGGATGGTGCGCTCGCGAATCACCCAGAGCATGCGGCCGATGAGCGCATTACTGCGCGTGTGCTGGCGGTGGGCAATCATGGCGCTCCGGCAACACAGCCCCAAGGTTTTCAAGAGCTGGTCGGCGTCGATGTTCTGCGGAATAATGACTTCGATCTCAGCGTCAGGATCGAGTAAATCGAGTAACTGCGCCTGTTCTTGTGTCGTCAATGCGAGTTCTTCAGGCATTGGTCAACCAAACGTAAATCCCTTTGTTGTCGATCCTAGTATGCACGCGGACTTTTGCCTTGGCCGCATGCGGCCTGAAAGCATTCATCGCGTGCGATTGAGAGGAAAATGTCCCCGCTGGAAACAGCAGAGCTTTCCCAAGCGGCAAACGCTGCAACCTTGCAAAACTCTCCTCGTGGTTCGTCCTTGGGCGCGACGGGATGTCCACTACCGGCAATGCTGCGGGGTCGTAGATCGCCTTGTGTTGATCGTACTTATCCGGCATCTTTTACTCTTATATTGGAGTGAGGCACCCGCCAGACGTTCGGCCGGTTGAGATTGATAGTCTCCCCGTGCCGCAGTAACCACAGGACAGTTTTCGGAAACTTACGAATCCGCCGCTCCCATGGACTAGAAAAAAAATAACGCAAGTGATCAACATCCTCAAAGGACGTCAGTGGCTTCGATGATGTTGGTCGGTTCTCCGCCATTTTTCCTCTCGACGCGCATTTCGCGCCAATTATAAGTCAGCCGCGCACCGCATTCCAGGCAGGCGATGTAGACCCCGCGCCGGTCCGTATGCGGCCACGTCGTTTTGTGATGCCGGCACCTCAACAGGTATGACAATAGGCGCTGTAACATGTCCGCCATTATGTAGGAGTTGCCGGTACGTGTCAACATTTATATGCTAAAGTCTTCCGGGACCCCGTTCGGCTCGCCGTCTATCGCAAAGGCTGGCTTCCGGTTGATGATGGCAAAACGCAGATATCGGATCTCCCCATCTTTATCCACAAGTTCACGTTGTGGTCCATGCCGGATTACCTTGACACGGCTCAAGTTCAGCATGTAGATAAGGCCGTGGTCAGGCGCGTGTTTGGCCACAAGCTCTTCCGTTAATACGCCTGGCTCACACATGAAATAGCGAAAGTCGCCCATACGTGGCAGCCAGATCTCTTTGTAGCCTTTAGCGTTAGCTTCTGTTTGAGTAATTCTCCATGCCGGGAACGTCCGGCCATTCTCCTGATCTTGATACACCAGATATTTCCGCTTGTCGGCATGGAAATCTGATGTCGAGGTTTTGCATTCAATGACCGTGCTGCCGCGCCAACTGTAGCAGCTAGACCATCCGATTGCGTCCGGGATTTCGGCGCAAGAGGCGATATTGGAGAACACAGGCTCGCAGTGTCGGCTCCCTGACAACCATCGGCGTGCTCGTTCGCAAAGCTGTTCATGGGTCATCTATTCAGCCGGAGTACCATCGTCTTCGGGCGCCTCCGTCTCTCTGAACCGGGTGAATTCACCCTCAAATCGCATGTGGATGGTGCCCAGGGCGCCATCGCGGTTCTTCGCTACCAGCAGTTCCGCGCGGCCGCGCACCTCGCGGCGCCCCGGCTCGTCCATTTCCGGCCGATAGATGAACATCACGGAATTGGCATCCTTTTCGATACTGGACGATCCGTGCAAATCCCGCAATTTTGGGCGCAAGTCTTTCGTGGAACGCAGCGCTCGGTTGCGGCTGAGGTGGGACACTTCGATAATCGGGATGCCAAACTGTTTGACGTACTGCACGCACTGCCTGGTCGCGAAGCTGATCGCTTCACGCTCATCGCGGAAGCGTGTGGTGCCCTTGCCCTGCCAGTCCAGGAGCTGCAACTGGTCGAGCACGGCCAGTTTGATTTTATGTTGACGAATATGTTGCTCGATTTTCTTGCCGAAACTGATGGCAGAGCAATACGGGTCATCGTCGAGATAGAGCGGCAGGTTGGCAAGTTCTTCGTGGGCAGTCTTCATGGTTTGCATCTCGACCAGATTGGCTTTGCCGCCCATGATTTTATGCAGCGCCACACCGGCTCTGCTCGATACCAATCGGCGAACCAGGGCCTCCTTCGACATCTCAAGCGAGCAGTAGAGCACCGGCGTCCAGGAGCTCGCTACCTGCATCGCTAACTGCAAGGCATAGCTCGACTTTCCAACACTAGTGTCGGCCCCAATTACGTAGGTTGTCGCCGGCTGGAGCCCGTAAAGCGCTTGGTCGAGTTGCGCGAACCCAGTCGACAATCCCGGCGGCGGTGCCAGAAAGGCATCGATCCCGCCCTTGTACGCCTCCACGACACCGCCGGGCGTCGCGCTCGCGAGGGACTGCGTGAAGCTGTTCAGAGCTATGAAATCGTGCGCGGCATTCGAGAGGATCTCGCTCGCCGGTGTCTCGGCAACGAGGCACTCGTTCATCAGGTGCTGCGACCGGAAAATGGTCTGGCGAAGGACGGATTTCTCTTTGACGATCTTAGCCCATTGTGGCAGGTTCACGATCCTGGGGAGCCCGTCGTCGAGCGTCGTCAGAAAGCTCATTCCTCCGATGTTGGAGAGCTCGTTGTATCGCATGAGCTCGTTCGACAGCGTGAGCCGGTCGATGGCGTCGCCGTTCTTGTGCATCTCGAGCATGCGGCGCCAGATCCGGCGGTGTGTTTCGAGCGAGAAGTCGGCAGGTTCCAGCTCGATTTTCCCGACGTCCGCATCCTGTTTCAGAACGGATCCCAGCACAAAGCGTTCGGCATCGAGGTTGGCTGGCAAGCCCTTTTCGAGCACAAGATCACTCACCGCTGATGCGCTCCATGGCCATGTGCAGCAACATGCCGGCTGCCTGATGCCGGCTGACGCTCTGACTGCCGATCAGCCGGTAGGTCTCGTCGATGAGCACCGCGACCGCATAGAATTCCACGACGTTGCCGACGCGCACCTCTGCGAGCAACTTCTCCAGCGCCTCGATCGCGCTCTCCTGGCTGTCAATGAGCAGAGGTTCGTTCGCCATCAGTTTCTATGCCCCCAGTTAAACAGATGCGTTATGAGCTCTTTGGCGGCGCCGGGCGCCAACTCAACCTCACCGACTTCGCCGGCTGCCGCCAGCTTCGCGGCGCATTCCAGGCAAATCGTCTCCGCGGTGGGGTCTCTGGCAAGCACTCCTTGGCCGGCGGGCGCAATGGTCAACTCTGCTTCGCAGTCGCGGCAGTAGTGCCCACGCTGGCTGCCGGCAATTTCGCCACCGAGAATCAAATCGGCGACTTTCCGACAAACCACAAGTGCTTTTTCATCTGGCATCAGCTCTCACTCCAATTCCACAAACCAAGTGCGCCTTTCGCCTCAACAGGTTTTTCGAAACAGGTCACCGATCCGAGAATCCACGCGAAGCGACCGATAGAGTAGTCTCCGAAATCCAGTTCTTGTGGCCGCTCGGCCAGCATTTCCGTGTATTTCCCCAGGCTGATATGGCAGCCTTCGGGGCCGAAACGGAATTCGCCCATCCGTACACAGTCGAGTAAGGTACATGTGGCAATTACGGCGCCAAGTGGATACACCGGGAACCAAGTTCCGTCGCCAAGTTTTTTGGCTACGTCGTAGCACACTGGGCTGAACGAGAAATCGCGAGCCCATCTCGGGAAGCCTTTCGCGGCATGAATCGCTAGTGGCCCGCGGTAGGCCGTACCCCAAGATCGCGTTTCGATCCGCTTTGCCCCGATCGCGACGAGTGTCGCCCATGGCTGCGTCAGTGTCAGCGCTTTCATCATTTGCTCCTGAACCATTCCTTGCCGTCCCGCGGCGGCAAAAACTCCTGGTAAATCTCACGCAACTCGATCGGCGCTGGGTAATGATCGTATTTGTCTAACGCTTCACCGATGAGCCATTCCCCGTCCATTGGGTTGCCGTCGCCAGGCAAGTCTGGATGGCACTCCCCGATAATATCGACGACATGCCGATGCCAGACGATCCGCAGCAAGGCATCACAATGGGCCTTAAAGACCTGTGGGCTGGTTTTTGGATCCGGATAGCCCTTGTAATCCTTGAACCGCTTCAGTAAATCACCGGCCCATCTGATGTCGTCTTCACTCGGCGGTGGTGGGGTTTTAGCTCTTTCTGCCAAACAGGGCCTCCTCCACGGCATCGGCCTCTTTCATCTTCGGTTTCCTCGCCAGGAACCCGCGCCAGTTCGGCCTGCCGTTCTTCTTGTCCAGAATCCAATCAAGAGTCAACCAATACCCTGGGTTTTTGTCGGAATTACGGTACTCATCTTCGACACGCCGGCAAATGTCCTCCCAGACATCCAGCAACTCTGTTGTTTGAAAAGCTTCTTCGTGTCGATAAGCATCAGCACTTTTAACCCTGGCCGAGGGTGCCAGCTCGTTCCAGCGATCGACATACCAACAATAGCCCGTTTTTTGCGTTTTAAGCCCCGTGGTTGAATTCTGGGGTATGCCAGTACCACCCCCTCCTGTGGAAATCGAATCCTGGGCCGGATCCGTGCCACGGCGGCCAATCTCCCGTGCTGCCGCCTCTTCATCTGAGGCGCCATCCAACGAACGATCCAAAAGCTGCCAATCCTTCAGGAAGATCTCCATGCTCCAGTTGTCAGCGGCGTAGCCGTCAGTTCGGAGATAGTAGACCAGCGCTGCACGTATGGTAGTTTTCCCCTCTTTGGTCTCTAGGCGCTCAAACTCACGCAGTTCTTTGGGTTGGATCTTAAACGAAATTCCACGTTCACGTCGATACAAGTTTTTAGTGTAGGGCTGGGCTCCGTACTTCAAATCGCAGTCGTCTCTTGTAACCCTCACTGAAGAACTACGCCTAGCTTCGTGCTGTTGCTTCGCGCGCGCGGGGGGTGTTTCGTTTTGGTTTTGCGTTAAAACCTTTTCGGATTCCCCCGTGAGGGGCGTAGTATCATCTCTGTTTATCATCTCAGTTAACATCTCAGTATTAATAATGCATTGTGGAGTTTCTCCGTAATGCATTGTGGAGTTTCTCCGTTTTCCATTGTGGAGTTTCTCCGTAATCCATTGCGTAAAAGCCGAAATGGAAAGCCGGTAGTGAACCGTCGGGTGACCAGCAACTTGCCGGAGGTCAGTTTCTAGGAAACCCTGTTGTTTGAAGAACGTAACCGAACCTTCAACCTGATCCTTGCTGAGCGCGGTCTCGGTGGTCCACTGGCGGTAGCTCTTATACCACCATTCGTCTTTCGCTTTAAGGCCACCCCAGAAGAGAATTTGCTGCAAAACGATCGCTTTGACGGCGGTGCCGGTCAATTCGATGTAGATCGGGTGCACGACAATGGCGCGCCGGTTACCGGACAGCTCGGCGACGAGATGAAACCAATCTTCGTGGGTCAAAAAGCCTCCTTGCAGATCGGGTGGCGGCACGGCAACGGAGGTGAAATCCGCGCCGCCGGAGCGGCCGATCTGTCCTACGGGCTGGTGGCGATCCAGCTCAGCGGCTAGTATTCCTCCAAAGCTAGGTCGGATGCAAGGAAAATCTTTAGATTGCTAGGCACGCCCTGTGGAAAACTTGTGGATGTCAACTTTTATCGTTCCTACAAATCCCGAAAGTACTAGGGCCTGCAGATCTTCACAGGATTTTTGGGTTGTATTGCGCCTGGCGGACGCCGTACACTGAAACCCTGGATGGTGCGGGTCAACCCCTAAACAAGGCACCGGCCTCCCCGGCTTCTCGGGGACAGCTCCGTCGGCAATATCCCCGCGGGGACTGCTGGTCGCGGCCATCCAGAAATCACTCCTATATGGGAGTACTTTTCAGGTTTTCCAGTGCCGGCCGACGTGCCAACCGTGACAGCGCGGGCAGAAGTATACCTCCCCGGAATAGCCAGATATCCTCTTGAGAATCGAGCGAAGTTGGCTTTCCGCAGCGCCGCGTGACAAGTGAGAATGCTTCTTCGTCGTGCGGCAATGTTTCATTGCGGCCAGTTGGGGACCTCGATCATATGGACATGGCCTAAGTGCTCAAGCGAGTACGGCTTCGGCGGCGCCTTCTTGTACTCGATCATGTAGGCGACGTGGTGCCAATGTGCCAAAAATATTTTGACTGCCCAGCGCTTCGCGCGGGCGTGGATGTGCGCCGGCGGCAGCTTCCCGGCCAAGTAGCACTGCTTGGCGACCGTGTCCTTCCGGTAGTTTTTCCGGGCGAGAGCGACCTTGGCCTGGTCCGCGAACTCGCCCGCGTCATTCCGCGCGGTCTCCAACTCTTTGCGTTGGACGTAGAACTTGCCGTAAACGTCGTTCTCGTTAGTCGATACCTTGACAAAGCTCTCGCCGATTTTCCAGCACAGAGTTTTGAGGTCGGCATTCCACGGCCGCTTCTGATTGGCTTCCCAGGTGACCGTGGGGTCGAGGCCGGCGAAGCGCCAAATGTGGCCGACGGTTGGGCACTTTGTGATGTCGATGTGCGCGGCGAGGCCGGCCGAGATGATGGGGCCGATCCCGGTGATCGACTTCGCCCACAAGCAAATCTCGCTGGTCTCGGTCCATTGGTCAAGTGCACGGTGGATCTGTGACTCAATGATTTCGCCTTGCCGCACCAGCCAGCCGATCAGATCGTTCGGCTGTTTCGACTTCTCCAGGGCGCGGTACTGATTAGCCGATACCTTGCGATACTCCTGCAGGGCGTAGTAGCCGTTGACGATGTAACCTACTTCGTCAAGGGATAAGTCTTTGGCTGCCATCGCCAGGTCTCGTTTGAGACGCTGGACAGGCTCTAAGGCGTCGTAGTTCATGTGTGTCGCTCCTTGTACGTGGTGCTCTCAGGTTTATTGGCTCGCTCCGACTATCTGGTACTCTCAAGCGGTATGGCTCGCTCCTTGTCCATGGTACTCTCCGGCAGTTTGGCTTATTCACACTGTTTGGTGCTCTCCGGCTTAATGGCTCGCTCGGCATCGATGGTACTCTCTCGCGGAGTGGCTCGCTCAGGAAATTTGGTACTCCCTGAGAATATGGCTCGCTCCCAGTTTATGGTGCCCTCAGGCATGATGGCTCGCTCCGGTAGTGTTGGTGCTCTCATTCGACTTGGCTCGCTCTGGGCATATGGTAGTCTCATCGTCTGGTGGCTCGCTCAGAGAGAATGGTACTCTCGCTTCAGTTGGCTCGCTCAGATTTGATGGTGCTCTCCGATTGATTAGCTCGCTCAAGATAAGTGGTGCTTTCCTCGCATTTGGCTCGCTCACATTCTGTGGTGCTCTTGAACAAGATGGCTCGCTCAGGCTATATGGCCCTCTCACCTCACATGGCTCGCTCGGATGATATGGTGCTCTCATAATGGTTGGCTCGCTCGCGGAATTTGGTGCTCTCCCGAAACTGGCTCGCTCGACTGTCCTGGTGCCCTCGATTCAAATGGCTCGCTTCCAGCGTCTGGTACTCTCAATCCGGATGGCTCGCTCCTCTACTTTGGTACTCTCCGGTCTAATGGCTCGCTCCCGTATAGTGGTACTCTCAGATTCAATGGCTCAAGGTTTTACCGCCTTAGCGACTGCCAAGGCATTCAGCCGGTCGGAAATCCCTCCCTTCGACCACTCCGTGTTGCCGGCGGCATACTGCTTCATAGCAAACTGGTAAAGCTGAATCCCATCAAAGTGTTTGCGGCGCAAGTGCCCGTCACGATAATAGAGTGCCCAGCACTGCTTCTGATTTGGTGGCTCGCTCTTCCACTTGGCTGAGGCGAGTACGAGGCCGATCTGTTCGCGCGGCACCGCGGCGTCACCGGCTGTGAAAGCGTCTTCCTTCTTGCCGGCAAACAAAATCCTGGCGTGTCCTTCCGTGTTCTCTTGGAGCTCCCACTGGCCGAGCACGTCCTGATTGATGTAGAACGTTCGATCGGCCAGGCTCAGCCGGTAGCCGGCGATGCCGTCCTTGACCCAACCGAATTTGCTCATGCGCTGGACCTCGGCCGGGATCTTGATAGGCCCGAGCAAGTCGACTTTTCTGACGAGCGCCTCGATCTGGCGCAGGCTGGTGTAGCCCTCGATGTCCAGGCCCGGCGTCTGTCTCAGGAGACCCTCAAGCTGCTTGGCGGTCCGGGTGGCGCTCTTTCCGGCGAGGTCGAAGTCGGCCCGTAGCCCGAACAGCGTCGGTAGGGTCACAATGGAGTGCCTGCCGGTGTTGTCGCAGAAGTCTACCCAGATGGCGAATTGCTTGATGAAATCCCCGGTGTAGGTGGCGGCATCCTCAGGCGCCGGGTATGGCCGAAGCTGCCGGCCGAGCTGCTGAATGAATAATCCAGGCGACTTTGTCGGTCTGGTACCGAGTCCAACGGTGCACCGCGGATTGTCCCAACCTTCGGAGAGTACGCCGCACGAGGCCAGGCCCAAGAGGTCACCACATTCGTGCCGGCGGTAGAGGACTTCACGCTCGTTATCCGGGGTCTCGCTGCTGATTGCCTCGCAGGAGATTCCATAGTGCCAGAAGACGTCCGCTAAGTCCTTCGAATGCTGGATGGTCACCGTAAACGCCGCAAACGTCAGGCCAGCAGCCAGCTTCTGGTACTCCTGAACGACCAAGCGGTTGCGTTCGAATGTATTCACAGCGTCCGACAGCTCGCCCTCTTTGAAATCGCCGCTCCGCGTACCAACATCACTGATGTCGGTCATGGTGCTGACGTGATAGCCGGTGGGTTCCACCAGCCAGTTCGCCTCGACCATCTCGCGGATCGAGCGCGCGAACACGATCTTGTCGAAGACCTTTTCGAGACCGATCTTGTCGCCGCGCTTCGGGGTCGCTGTGAAGCCAACGAGCAGCTTGCCAGGAACGCGGTTCTCGGCGCCCTTGTAGACCTGGAAATACTCAAGAACGCCGAGGTATGACGGGCTGATTACGTGGTGCGCTTCGTCAACGATAACGACTTTCACGATCGCCGGGTTGAAGCGTTCGCGTCGCTTGGCGTGTTGCAGTGTCTGGATCGAACCAACAATGACATCAGCAAATGGGTGAGCGCGCCGGCTGCCCGCTTCGATTTCTATCGCCAAGGACGGATTGTATTTCGCCAGCTTCTCCGCATTCTGCTCGATCAACTTATCGCGATGTACCAGCACCAGCATCTGCTGGGGCAATCTCAAGTTCAGGACTTCAGGCAGGTGTGAAAAGATCAGAGTTTTGCCGGTTCCCGTAGGAAGTGCCACGAGCTGATTCTCGATGCCGGCGCTGCGGATCTCTTCCAGACACTCTTGCTGGTAGTCGCGTAGGCTCATTGCTTCTTCCCGTGAGTGGCTTTCCAGAGTTGATACTCTGCCTCTGTCTTTCCGCTGTGGTAGTGGATCGTGTAATCGAGAAGGAAATTCAGGAAGTCGAGCATATCCATCGATTCCTCACCTTCCATGTACGGTTTATCCGCGGCGATCCCGTACGGCCGAAGATGACCGCATTCCTGGCAGGTCCCCCACACGACGCGCATGTGCCGCTCCGGCAATCCCATAGCCGATCTGACATCAGTACTCACAGATTGTCACTCCTATATGGGAGTACTTTTCTTGAGGTACAGTCGGTGGCCTTCTCGAACCTTGGTGATTTTCTTCATGTACGGCAAGGCCGCTGGCGCAGGCTTCATAGTACTGTGATCCTTAGGATTTGCCCAATTGGGATGAAGACAGGGCTGTATTCATCAGGCGTGGAGAGACCGCCGGCTGCAACGACGTCGCTACAGAACTGTGAAAAACTGACGGTTGTTGTGCATTCCCAAATCTCTTGTGTTTCCCCAAAAGCGACCCAAACCCGCGCTGTCCACGTGTCATTCACGATGCTCACGATGCCCTCCTAGAGAAGCTGATGTCATCCTCCACAGTGGTGCCGGGGTAGGTGATGTTTTGCTTGGCTTGTTCCTGCAGGAACGTGATGTTCCATTCCTTGACCACGGCGATCGGCGTGCCGGCGGCGATGCTGTTGCCGAGCTCTTGCGGGTCAGTCACGGTCACGACCTTCTTCGGCCGTGTGCTCAGCCCAGCCATGACCACGGGCTCCGTGGGCAGCACCGGAGTTTGGATCGACTTCGCCTGTTGGGTGAGCACGGCCGCGGCGGTCATATTCCCTTCGAGCATGCGCGTGCGCGCCTCGGCTTCAGTCTTTTTTCGCCTCGCCTCGGCCGCATCAGCGAGGAGCTGCTGTCGCTTTTCCTCCTCACGCTTCAACTCTTGTAGATAGGGCTTCATGGCCGATTGGACTTGCTCAATGGCGTCATCGAAGCGCTTCTCGCCGGCGGCCTGCGAACGGCACAATAACTGCCAGACCGCATGGAAGACCTTCTTGAGATTGATGTTGCTGTTCCAGAAGGCGGAGTACCTCGTTTTGCCATCCTTGAGTGCGACGAGGTACTGGCGGGCATTGTCCAGCTCCTGAAGATTGGTGACCTCCAAGCTCCCCAGGGTGAATTCCAGTCGCCCGAGATCCGAACGCCGCAACAATTCCTCGGACTGCAGGATGGTGGTATTGATAGCGGCTTCGAGCTCCGTGATGCTGGACTGCTGCACCAGAGCGATGGCTTCGGCTTTAATGACTTCGGTCGAGACCTCGGGCGTGGTGGTTTTCTGGCGCGGCATTGATCGTTACTCCTTTGTTTTCTCGACACCGGCTTCGCGGAAGCGAACCCAGCGTGCTTTTTGGGCCAAAGCCATCTTTTTGCGAGTGGCGAATGACACATGCCGTTTTTTCTTCACGTCGGCACTGGTGCCACCGTTGCCACGATCGGCTGCACGCTTTTTGTGTTTCTTTGGGTAAGGGCCAGCGGCTTGCTGGTCACGCTGTTTCTGCCAGCGTGCTTTCTGAGCGCGGGAGATCCGTCTGCGCGCCGCAGCCGACATGTGACTACTTTTGGTCGGGACCTCCAGCGCCGGCGGTGGTGCGTGAGTTGGTTCAGGGCACTCTGGCTCGAGCGTGGTCCGTCGCAACAGGTCGAGTGTGGTACTAATATCCGCACGCGCTTCGTCTATAAGCTCCAAATCTTCTTCAAGATCCTCGATCAGCAGTTTACGCAAAGCATGGCTGACCGGTATCGATATCTCCGTTGTTTTACTCATCTTTCTCTTCTCCTTGGGTTGGTAAGCAATCACACTTCTTGCCTTTGTCCAGAAGCTTTTGGTGCTCCACGGCGTCGCGCGTAGTGAACGCTCCGTGCAAATTAGGCTGATGGTCTGGATGGTCCCAGTAGTGGGGTTGCATCTTGTTCGCTTTCGGGTTGAGCCGGCGCCAATTCTTACTGGCCAAATATTCGTCCGCGGTCATAACAGTCCCTTATTCTTCTTCCAATGATAGATCCAGACAGCGCCCAGGCCCACCGAAAGCGACGCTGGGTGGTTGCACTGCTGAATTCGAAAGCTTCCGTCATCGCGCAGCCAGACAGCCCAGCGTTCAGAAAATGTCGCATCCAACATTAACATGGCCGCACGTTCGTAGAGTGCCAATTGCACTTCGACACCTGGTGGCGGGTCCCCAGACTTCCAATCCACCAGCACGGCCTTACCGGCGTGCTCCATGCGCGTGACTATTCCGCCGACGTCGAATCGGCCGGCATACCGATTGTCCACATCCCAGACCACTTGCTCGCCGTATTGCCGCACAAAGCCAAATGCTTCGACGAAGTTGGCCGCGGCTTGAATGCGCCCGCGCACCTCGGGATGCGTGGTCTCCGGATCCCACTGGCCCAGTGTGACTAGATCGGCACCAATGTGCACGGCTTTACCGCGCTTTTGGTAACGCTCTTGCTCAGCAAAGGGGTTGACTTGGTAGATGCCGGCGGCGCGCAAGATGCGCGTGACGCTGGGGTATTCTACGGGGCCGTCCCAGTAAGTGTGATCTTCACTTCGATGAGTGACTGGCATACCATTTCCGCGAGAAAATCGTTCTCCCATTCCACGGGCAATCAGCCAGACACTGGCTCTTGTGAAGACGTCTTGCCGCCATTATCAATTTCGCGCTTGCACGATCAAGGCGGTCTCGTGCCCTTAGCAGTGCACAGTACTCATCAGTCATGTGAGTTTCGTAGGCATCGCGAGCGTCCTGGACCGACTTTAGGAGTGCTGCTGGCAATTTCTTCATCTTGACGGGCCGGAATAGGCGTAGTCGCAATGGCTGTTCTGCCCTGGCTTTTGATGAGAGAATGTAGTCAATACGCCGGTTCGCATCCCCATCCGCATACCGTAAGGTTTCGACCAGGATCTCATGATGACAGTGCCATACCAGAGCACCTGATTTAACATTCCTGAATGCCTTCCGGCAAGCTTCGGCTTCGACTTCAGGTGAACGTAGTCTCATTTCCCCTCCATGGCGGTTGCGACTTCCTGCTCATCTTCCGGCGACAGGAAAGGTTCGCAATCCCACTTCACGGTTCTGCGGCAAACCTTGTTTCGGTAGATGTGCAGAAACAACGGTGGAAGCGTGGTCGATTCCAGGCGAATCGTGCCAAATTCATTGTTGTTGTCTGCCGGCATGCGTTTGGTCCACTTCCCGCCAATGGCCCTGATCGCCGCGACTAGCTCTTCTTTGGTGTCGCAGAAAATCCCGATCATCGGCTGCCTCAGCGGCCGTTCCATCCCATTAGCCACAAGCATTTCGTTCGCGCGTAGAATAGCCGCGAATTTCTCTAAACTGTCTGCGCATTCGTTGTTTGTCATTGTTTTGGTCCCAACCCTTGGATGGCCGCGGCAACGTCGTCCGGCTTAGCGGCTTTCAGCCCTGCGAATCCGCCAAACTGATCAATGAGGCAAGTCACAGCCTCAGTAATGGCTTTAATATTTGGCAACTGTAATAGCATGTACGCTTTGCTCGTACAGGTTGCCAGTAGCAGGAATGCCGATACATCTTCGGAAGAAAGCTTGTCGGCGCCCGTCATGTTGATCCAGGTGATGAAATCGGCGTAAGTCATCGCCTTGGCGCGGATAAAGTCCTTCGCTATGGCGCACGACTCCACGGTCCACTTCCAGGTATCGAATGCCTTCTCGAGCGGTTCACGCGCTTTTTTACCGGCGGCCGTCGGATCTTTAATTAGCTCTTCGACGCCAGCCGGAGTCAATGCCTCGAGTACAGCGAGCGGCGCTTGATAACTCTCCGGATCTTTCGGCAGGGTGGTGACGCCGAAGAAGTTGCGCAAAAACATACTGAGAACTTTTTCAGTGGTCGGGGCATCGAATTTGCCGACCTCCCGGATGATATGCCGGATGTCGGCCATGCGCTTATTGGTTGTGGTCTCGAGTTCACTAGGCATAGTGACGGTCTGAGTTGGTAGCGGCGCCGGCGGTGTCTCGCGTTTCGCTGGCGGAGCTTCTGCTTTGGCTGGTGGTGGAGTCTCGGCAGTCTTCTGCCCGACCGCGAAGTCTTCGACGGGTGGAGCTGCAGCCGGCATATCGTTACGGTCGAACTCTTCCTCGATGTAGATCCCCCCCAATGCAGCGGGGAATCCTTTGCGAAATGACAGCATCTCCGCGACCTTGGCGAGCATGACATGCGGCTTGCTGCTCCATAATCCACCGCCCCTGAATTCATTCAGAAAGCAGGTCGACCCAAAGGGATGAGCACAATCTTTACGATAGACCCGGACAGTGGCAGAAACCAGCTCGCCTTTCGCGTTGTTTTCAAAGACTGGGTCATCTTGGCCGTCGTATTGCTGA